CCTGGGACTGTGTAATCACATCATCCGGCTGCACCGGCCGCCCATAAATCCGCGTCGAGCCCCAACCGATTGTGTAGGGTTTGGCGCTGGAATTTTCATCCTTGTACGCGATCAGCGGGCAGCCCTCAAAATGGCGCGAAACCCCAATGGCCTGGGCCAGGGCGCGCGCAAGAACTGTGGAGGAATAGCTGATCATGGCTTTAGACTAGGGGTCGTCTAGGGCCGGATCATGCTCACCATGGTGAGCAGTGGCGTTATGAAAGTGGCAAAGCCATCTGCCGGTCATCGCCCTTCGCGGCCATATATTGGTAGGCCGCCTTTTCGGAACATCCCAGGCGCTTCGCCATCTCGCGGAACGTCAAACCCTTAGCGCGATAGATCGGCGCGCGCCAAGACCTTGCCATCGGCACCAGCAGCATCGAGCCTGCGTAGTAAGTGGTCAAGAGCGCGGTGGCCTCATCGCCCAGAGCTGCGCGCAAAGGGTGGTCTGCCGGAATCACTTTCGGAATCGAAATGCGCGTCCCGGCATGCATGTCCATCAAAATGAACGCTGCCTCCTGGCCAAGCAGACTGACGAGTTCCGAAAGTTCGCTCATTCCGGCGTCTTACGTCTCGCAGCACGCCGCATCTTCGGCGTCACGAAAGCGGTTTTCTTCACGGCCTGCGCTTTGCGGTTGCGCTCCCGCTCCAGCCAGGCTTTCAGGCCCTCGATCACATTATTCGCATCCTCCGGGCCCAGAAACTCCACAGCACCCAGCCCGGTCTGGCGCTCGATAAACGCCCGCAAAGCCGCCCGCGAATGGTCCGTTAAATACGGCTTCAACCCGCTCCACAGCGAATAGACCATGCGGTGGTAAGCGTGCTCGGATTTCGGGCCGGCATAGGCTTTCTTGCCCTCAAACCCCAGCCGTTTGAACTCGCCCAGCACCAGGTCCAGCTGCGCATCGGTGCAGTCGGCCGAGCTGCTCTTGCCTGTCACGCGCAGCAGAATAGCGCGGTAGGTGTCATCCACCAGCGCCAGATCCTTTTTGGCCACATGAATTTTCGCAATCCGCTGCCGCCGCGCGATATCGATGGTCATCTTGGCGCCTTGCTCTTCAAAATATCCGCATGGCTCGGCGCACCAATTTTATATGGCGTACCTGACGGAACGGGCTGCTGTGCAGGAGGTTTCTCTGTAGAGATTGCCCAGCCAGGAAGATCAATAATCATACCCCCCCCACGATTTGATACTTTAAGCGGGTTTGCGAGAATTTCTCCGGGCTTTGATTCGGCAAAGCGGGAAGCCTTAAAACGCTTCCAACAGAGTGATTTTTGCCGCCAGGCTTACCTAAAACAAAAAGCCCGCCTGGAGAAACCTTTATGCATGCTGCATGCTCACCATGGCCGAGTTCAACTTTAACGGTCTGGCCTGCTTTCAAAAATTGCAAACCAAGCAGGTCATCGCGAAAATTCAACGCCAACCATTGCGAGAACCTGCCATTTTTTGAATTGGCTGATGCGCCCACCAGTATAGGGACCATCTTTTTGCCGCTTGGTTTTGTAGGCTGTAGTTCTTGCCAGCTCATATCATGATCTCCCAGATTGCGATGATGAGAACGGCGATCAAAAGAATCGGGATGAGAACCGATGAGGTGGATCGCGAATGGCTGATTTTCCGCTCACGCGGGTCGATCAGCGGGCTGGCCACGCGCCAGCTATTGCGCCCGGCGGCCATCACGCCACCTCATCAAGCACGGCCTCGAACGGCACGATGACGAATTCTTCCTGCTGGCTTATCGTAATGCCGGCGATGTTTTTCACCGCCTCCGGCTCCAGCAGAATGGCGTCCTTGTTCACCTCCTGCTTGGTGCGGATAAAGCGGTCCAGCCCATTTTCTTCCAGGGTTTTCAAAACCAATTCGGCTTTTTTAATGCTTACGCTGGGCGGCGTCATGCGCCAGCGCACCTCGCCGGAGGCAAAGGCGGCGGTTTTGGTTTTGCCGGCCATCGTCAGCGCGTCGCGGTTCGCCTCGCACCAAATCTGCACGCCGGCGGTCAGCTCCGTAATCACCTCGTTATGCGGCTCGGCCAACAACTCGTAGCGCTCTTTTATCTTCGCCAGCTCGTCGTTCATTTCCGCCTGTATCCGCGTCCGCTCCCGCTGCGCGCTGCCTATCTGGCTTATCGCGCTCACCACTGCGTCCCGGCTCTGCGGCACGCTGCCCTGCGCTGCTTTCGTCTTCAATTTTTTGCTGCTTTTCGTCATCGTCATTTTCCCTCTGGTTGATAGTCAAAGACCCTTTCGATTTCGTTATCGCCACATGATAAACCCACTGCATTTCAGCCACCTGCGTGCAGCGCGGGCATGCATCCAAATCATCTTTCGTTTTCGCACCGGGCCGCACGCGGGTGTTGCTGCAATGGCCGCAATTCCCCAGAGCGATCATCACGCTTTCCTAAAAATCGCCGCGGCAACGCGGGTGAAAATTGAGAGCTGTTCTTTTCGCGTACATGTCTCCAATGCCGCGACATCGCGCATAAATTCGCGCGCTTCCGCACGCGCGGCCGCCATCTCGGCCACCGCCAGCCAGCGCCGCCGCTCCACATCAAAATCGTTTAAAAAAGCCAGCGCTTTCGCCCGCGTGGTAAAGCGGTACGCAGCGCACAGCGCCACCGCATCATGCTCCAGCGTGAGAAAGGCCAGGCTCATGCCGCATCTCCAGATTGCGCATGCGGCAGCAGGGCCAAACCCGGCTTTAAGGCGTCATTAAGCGCAGCATCGAATGCCCTTTCAGCCTCTTTACTGGCGATCAGGTCGCCCCGGTCGCGCGTTCTGAAATATGTCTTCTGCGCCTCCCGCAGAAGTTGTGCGAGTAAAAGGGTCTCGCGGAGTCTGTCGAATCTTTCATGCAGCCGTAAAAACGGCGCCAGATTTTCTTCGCTGATTTCCTCCGCCTCCAGCGCGACTCGCCGCCAGAACGCGCTGGCCTCTTCATCGCGGTTCAGCGCCAGCACCGCCGTCTCCCGGCACCATCCCATCGCTGCCGCATAAAGCCGCACGGCATGGCTGTCGGTCGTGTGAATCACGCGGGTCATTTGCTTACGCTCCTCTTGTGCGGGCGGCACCAATCGCAAAGGGACGGAGCGCATCCGAGGCCATCATCGTCCACGCAGCAGCAAGTGTCCTCAAAGCATCCGTAAACCATTCCCTCACCGCCGCAGTTCGGGCAGTCGTCATCGTCGCTGATTCCGTCTTCAAAGTCCGGCGTCTCGCTCACAGCCCACCATCCTGGCGCCCTGTGCGCCGGTTCCAGGCCCACGTCAGGTGCTCTTCGCTCAGCTCCTGCTTTGCGCCACCCGCCGCCGTCTGCGCCGCCCGTAGGGTTTTCACAATGCCGCGTAAGCCGCCGGGCATCTGGCCAATAGTTTTCAAAATCGCCCGGTTCTTCACGCCGGTCACTCCGGCCGTATCCAGCAGCACGTCGATATCTTTCGCGGTCGGCCGCGCTACAGTTACCCGCATCCCCACACGGCTAAACACCTGCGCGTATTTTGAATTTCCGCCGCCATCAATCCGGCCCCAAACGTCCTCGTTTCCCACTATCGCTAGGCCAATGTGGGCCCTATCATAAACAGAGCGCATCTGGTCTAGACACTTTGGCGTTAAGTGCTGCGCTTCGTCGAGGATGATTAACCCTCGTGTGCCACGCAGTTTCTGCGCCACTGCCCGGCTCACCTTGTGCCGCCCCGTCTCCGGAATCCCTAGCTGCTCTCGCAGATACTCCATCATTTTTGAGTGCGATGAGAGCAGCGGCTCTGCCGTAAGCAACCAGACATTCGGGCGCGTCTCCGCGTAGTGCTCCACCGCGGATGTTTTGCTCACACCGGACCCGCCGGAAATCACCACAATATCCGGCAGCGCCTGGGCATATTCCAGCGCGGTCAAAAACTTCACCGCCGTCGGCGTCTGCGCGAATTTTATATCCGCCGGCAAAATCGCCCGCTGGCGCGAAACCTGGTCCTCATTGCGCAACCAGATGCGCACTTTTTTCTCAACCCCGTCGTTGTCGCCCTTATACTTGCCGCTCACCCAGGCGCTAAACGTGCTCTCGCCGGCCACGCCGCAAAGCGTGCCGATGGATTTCAGGCTAACCGCATGGGCTGCCGCATAGTCGCGCACCCGCTGGCGCAGCGCGTCGCCATCCATTTGCTCAAACCCATCCGGTGCCAGCGGCACCGTCGTCTGTTCGTGAATCTCAGTGGTCGTATCAAGCATTTATGCTTCTCCTTATTGATGGACGGCTTAAAAACGCGGGCTAGAACTCCTGCCTTTCGTCGCGCACCAGGCGCAGGCCCTTGGCAAAATTCAAATCGAACTCATCATCTTCCGCCTGCGCTTGCGCGGCGGGTTTCAGCGCCAGATTTCCGGCAAAAAGCGGCCGGATAACTTTGCTTTCCGGCGGCTCGTAGCTCTCCACTTTCGGCTGCAGCGCCACCAGATCGCGCAGGCTCATCTTGCGCTCGGCCTCCAGCCGCTCCCGTGTCGCGCGCAGGTAAGCGTTCCGCGCCGCCGCATGTTCGCGGGCTGCTGTTGTGTCAGCAAAGCCCGCCGCTTCCACCAGCTTGGCCACACAAATTAATGTGCCATCCTGCGCGTAAACCGGCAGGTCGGTGTGCAGATCATCCGGGTCAAACCGTATCGTCACCGGCCGGCCCCGGTGCTCATGCAGCGCCTCATGCCAGTAACGGTTTTTCTCCAGGAATATCGCGCCATCGAGGCTCCGTACTTTCACCCTCTCACCCGCCAGCATGCACATCCGCCGCTGCTCGGCGCTGGCCTTGCGGATCTGCGCCGTGGCGTAGGAGGCATCAAACGCCTGCTGGAATGAGAGCTTGCCGCCGCACACCTTGGTCTGCCGGCCGGCGCGGGCATTATGCGCCGCAATTTCCTGGTTGATGATGGCGGTGAACACCGCAATCGGCACGGCCTTGCTGCCGTAATCTTCCGGCTTCTCCATCGGGCTGTTGCCGGTATAAGCGCCGTCAAAGGCTGGGTGTTTGGCAATATCGCGGGCAAAATCGCCAAAGCCGCGCTCAATCGGTTTGCTCTGCCCGGCATAAGGCGTGGTCCAATGCACCTGCACGCCCAGCTGCGTAAAAATCCCCACCGGCTCTTCCGGCTTAAACTTAAATCGGAATCGGTTCGGCATTCCGCCCGTCAGCCATTTGCTGGCAAAGGCCCGGCCATTATCCAGCCAGATATGGTCCGGAATCCCATAGGTCTCGATCATATCGCCAAAGCACAGCCGCACCGCGTCTTTGTTTTCGGTGCGGCCAATGCGCCAGGCCAGAAACATGTTGGAATACAAATCCTGGAAGGCGATCATCATGGGGCGGCCAATCGTGCCGTCTTCCCACTTCACAAACACATCCCATTTATGCCCGTCCGCGTTCACCGCCTCCAGCGCATGGAAGCCGGAGCGGTCCCGCTCCTGCGCCGGGAACAGCGCTTTCGCCGCATCGCGGCCTTCCCGCGCCAGCATCAGCACGGCCTCCGGTATCGCATCTATCCGCCGGCGCAAAGTGCGCTTGTTCGGCATGTCCCAGCCCTGCTCAAGTGCAATGCGTTCCACCCGCCGGAAGCATGAATTAAAGCTGGGCCTGGCCGGGCGCAGATAATCCGCGCGGAAGGTGTCCCACACGCGCTCATCAACCTCCACGGCGCGGCCGCCGCCGCCGCGTGGCGTCGGCACCAGGGCAGGCAGCCAGTCGCTGCGCGGCACGCCGCGCACGCGCTCCAGCCACAGGTGGATTGTCGCCACGGTCACGTTCAGCTCTTCCGCCACCGCGCGGATCGCCCCGGCCCGTCCCACCCGCCGGCTCAACGTATCGATGCGCGTCAGCGCTTCGAGGCGTTGTACCGCCCGGTCCTTAAATTCGGTTTTCACCGTCTCATACCAGGCCCACGCCGCCGCCCCGCGCGGCGCTGCCGGAGCTGCAGCGGCCTTGGGCGGGGCTGGTATGGCAAGAGGCTGCTCATAACGCGTCACCAGCGCCGCCTGGGCCTGCGGCGGCAGCAGGGTGTAATGATATTCCAGCCCGCCGCCGCGCCCGCTGCGCTCCCGCGCCAGCGCGCCACGGTCCCACTTAGATATCTCAGCCACCCGTGCCACGCCGCGTTTGCTGCGCGGCATTCCCGGCAA